TTCTTTTTGTAAGTCTTTTTGACTTTCTATTAAGAATGTGAGATTTTTTATTGACTTTTCAGTTGCATCAGCAAAGTCTTTAAAATAAGCTTGAGCTCTACCAACACCTGCAGACATTGCTGCTACTTCGGATATGTTGGTTCCAATTAATTCGTTTACTCTTTCTAATTGTTTTTGAAAGCCTGTTAAAGATCCAGCAAATCCATCGATTTCTTTCGACAATTTGTTAACAGCACCAGATGATCCAAGATTCTTTACCTGTTTAGCAAAATCATCAAAAGCAGCCATACCGAGTCTAGGTTGTTTCTTTAATTCGTTAATAGACACATGATTTGAAGATCTCATTAGTTAACTCTTTATTATAAATATTTACAAGTTACTTTTTGAACTTTGGTCTGTTGATCTTATTTTTTTGTCGATTGACTTGATCTTGTTGATCTGTTGCAGCATCGCTCCGCATCTTGTTAATTCGTGATACCCATAGTTTACGAATTCGCAATGGCATCGTGTATATGTCTTCAAATGACCAACGACCTTCACCAGCCCATAATAGGTCAAATAATTGATTATGAAATAATACTTGGTCTTTTGCTTTAAAACCAAAAAAGGTCGAGCTTAAATTGAAATGTGGCAGGATAAGTGGCTCCCGCATCATCCACTACTTCTGTTTCATAATTAATACCAGGTGCTGATTCCACAATATATTTTCTAAGTTTTCTACTATCTATTGCTCGCAGTTCATATTTTAAATACTCTTCTATAGTATTAACATCTGTATCTCCGTTTATTGCATGGATTGACATTTTGAGAAATGAAGAGTTAATTGATTCGTCTTCTACTTTATTAGCATCTGCAGCTGATAAATATTTAAATTTAATAACATCGTTATTACTAGGAATAATATATTCAAAACAACCGTTACTATCTGCTGCTTTATCAAATGTTCGTGATTTTAACTTTGATAGATCCAATATTGCATTTACTGGCTTATCTGTTTTAGGATCAGTGACTGATACTGGATATTCATTTCCATATCCTAATATTCTAGCAGATATAATCAACCATTCTTTGTCACCGATAACAAGTTCAGAAATATCAACTCCTGATGTTACAATTAATGCTTCTAGCAGTTTATCAAACATAACACCTTCGCTTATATAACTACTATTAGATAGTATGTCTTCATCATATGCAGTCATATGCCGCATTTCTATTTTTCCTGAATTTAACACTGATGTTTCTGCATATACTTTGCCTTGAGATGGCAATGTAATTATGTTTGCAGGAAATTTGCTGTTTTGCTTTTCTTGTTCGTACTGCTTTTTTGCTAATTCGACAATCTGTTTGTTGTCTAATCGATCGGTAACTTTACTCATAATATCCTTATTATAACTTTATTATAAATATGGGTGAACACAAAAAATGGGTAGAAATTAATCTACCCACTCTATTAATATAATTTGTATTTTTAGAAATTTAAGAATGCCCAATCGTATCGAAGATCCATTGAAATTTTAACAACGTCTTCACTTGACCAATCTAATTCACCAAAGTTTGTACTAGTAATATATGTTCCTTTTAATATCCACTCTTCAACTTTTTCGCCTAATGGAGAAAGTGATGTCAATGTTACTTCTTTTTTATACATTGATGAATATCCATCTCTACCAGTTGCAGATTCATGATGTAAACGTACCCAATCCATAACAGACTGTGCTGCTGATGGTACAATTGGATCATATAGTGATATTGAGATTCCATTCCATTTAGTTTTACCTTTTACGTAACGTTGAACGTTCATGTGATCTAATACAATTTCTCCATTGTCTAGACTAGGTTTAGCAGATGAATGTATAAGATATGCAGGTATACCTTCAATTTCCATGATAAATTGATGCGACTTCTTTGGTTCCCAAGAGTATGCGTTTTGCCAATAATTATTATCAATACCATAATCAGCAAAATCCGTACCAGGATTCGCAGTATTTACTCTATCTTCTAATGCCATATTTATTCCTTGTATTTTAATATAAATATAACGAACAGTAAAAAAGGCAGAACCGAAATCCTGCCTTTTGTGTTATTTTTTAATCCTATTCAGGAAATGATGCACCCGTAGGTTGAATATTAAAGTCTAAGACAATAAATTCTGCCGTTCTAGTTGGTTGTAAAAATATTTGACCATACATTAGATTTCTATCTATTACGTCTGGTGTGTTATTTGTTTCATCCATTACTACACGGAATGCTGACAAACCTTGCTGTGCTCTTACTTGTTCTAAATAAGGATTCACAATGCTCAAGAATCTGTTTCGTGTTGCTGAAGTGTTTTGTTCGAATACTAGGTATTTAGTTGACGACGCAATAAACTTCTTAACTTCGATAAGCAAACGACGCACATTGACACGGTCTAATGCACTCGGACGAGCTTGCAATGTCTTTTGCCCCCAAACACAAATTCCTTCATTAGGGAAGTTTGCTATAGGATTAACACGGTTCTCATATAATTCATCTCTATTCGATTGACTTAGATTCTTATATGTGCCAATTGCCGTTGTCAAACCACCTCTAGTTAAACCAGCTGGTGCATACCATGGTGCAGTTACAACATCATTAAATGCTAATACACCTGGCATCACTACTGATGGCGGAACGAAAATTGGTTTATTTTTTCCTGGATCTACAACTCTTACCCATGGGAAATATGTTGCTGCATAATTGCTATCGATATTTGTTACTTGTTGAACTACAGTATCAATATTATCTGTTAATGCATTACTATCCATTATATAGAATGTGTCTTGTCTTTGTTCTACTAAGTTTCTAGCAGCACTTGTCACTAATGGGTGAAGACTATCAATAACACCTGGTGTTATCAACATGTTCATATCATAATAATCTGCATTACTTAACAATGTAAATGCTTTATTATATGCCTTAGTTCCAGTTGTGGCTGTACCACTACAATCAAATCCAAATGTATTTGTAGATTTAATATTTGTTCCTGATAGTTTAGGTAAATTAGGACGAGCTCCATCAAATCCACCTTGCATTGGCACTATAAACTTTCTAGTGTTAATAGAAACATTGCTGGTAAATGTGTTAGCATTCAATGCTGTTGTCAATGATCCGCTATATGCAGTTGCTGATGTTGGGAAATTTGCTCCTGCATCTTGACTTACATCCCCTAGATAAAAGTCTACATTACTACCAGTAGTCGAATTAGAAGTTGGAATTGGAGATAAATAATTCAAGTTATTCAAATTATCAAAATCAAATCCGAAATAATTTCTGCTATTAAATGTGGTTTGAACTTGTGATGTTAATGTTTCTACTGCTGCTAAATTAAGTGATGCACTATACATCGGAATTGGTGATGTTAATGCCACAAACCCAAATGGTATCAATGTTTCGTTATTTGTTTTTTCTGCTACACCTGGATCAACTTCCACTCTAATAAATTTAGATAAATTAGGATAATCACCATTAACAACAATATCACCAGCATCAGTTACTGTGCTATATCGGTCTCCAATTACTCTAGAAATATATCTAGGAGAGTCTGGATCTAAATTAACATTTACAAATGATTCAACAATATCCGGTGTTCTGTCTGTGTCTTGTGATGAATATGGAGTATTAGCAATATTGGTAGTGTTTACACGTCTTACCTCTACTGTAAATGTTCCATATCCATTTGGATCTGAAACTTCGCTAGCAAGTCTAACATCACGAATACCAATTTTCACTTCAGAACTAACTGAGGTACCATGTGATAGTGTGTGAAATTTAAATAGATTCTTTGCCGTAGTTCCAATTTTCTGAGAAGTAATAAACGGCGTTGCTGCTGTTTTATAATCTTCTAAAAATGCATAATTAGTACCAGTTACTTGTTCTAATGAAATAGTTACATCAGCCATTTTATTAAACAAGCTAGATGCATTTTTATTTTCATATTGTACATATACTGGATAATCTACTGATTTAGGAGACTTACCATATGTTTTTGTTATATATGAATTATCAGTTGATACAATTGAAGCTGATACTGAAGCTCCATTCCCTGCTAGGAATGCACTAAAGCCTGGTATTGATGTGTCGGTAGTAAATGATCCAGATACTTTTATTTCAAATGAACCTGACGAATTATTATTAATAACCGAGTCTTCAAAATATGCTGCATTCACAACACTACCAGCACCTAATACTGCTTGAGTTGGATGAAGTATATGTGTTACGGTTTCAACTGCATCTGCACCCGATCCTGATTTTGCAATGACGCCAATTGCCCCATTTGGTATAGAGTAACCATCTTCATATAAAAGTCGTGTTACTGTTATTACATTTCCATTTCTTAGATAGTCATTAACTACAAATGGAACATATGAATCATCTGTATATGATCCAAATATTTGTTCAAATTCACCATATGATGTAATTTGAGTCGGTACTAGTGCAGGCCCCTTTACGGTTGACCCTACTATTGCTGCACCGATTTGTGCTACTCCGCCAGCTAAAAACGATTGATCGACCTCATTCGTAAATACACCAGGCGAAACGATTCTTTCTGCCATTATTATTCTCCTATATTTTGTTTATTATAAATATGGTGGTTTAACCCCAAACCTATGATTCTGTAAATGTACCTGTATTGATATCAATTGAACCTTCGCCATATCGTTCTTTAAGATCTGCCATTAGGTCTTGTTCTTGCAAACGAATTGTTTCAAATTTAGTTAATTCTGATGCATGTAATTTCTCAAGTTCTTCAACACGCAAAGACAATGTAAATTTTTCAATTTCTAAATTTCCTAGTGTAGTTGTTAGTTCATCATATCGTTTCCCGATAGATTGTATTGCATCTAAATCTTTTTTGTCCAGTTTTTTAGTTGACATATTTTATAACCTTTTTTTTATATTATATATAAGTATTGTGATATTTCCAAATTATTAAGTAGTATATGTTATTATAAAATTGTAGGGACTTACTGAAAAGCTCAGTGTTGATCCATTACCAGTGCCACTAAATGCTGCTGCAGAAACTTGTGGAACGCCCCTATTTCCGCCGTTGATTGCAATATCAAATGTATTCGCAGTGCTTGAGTTTGGAGTAACTGTAATTGTATTTATTCGGTATTTAGGAATACCACCACTTGGTTGTTCCAAGCTGTTTACTCCTGATGTTGTGACAAGTACTAAGACTCCGGTATGTAATGAGTTCGCTTCGCTTAGTGTGTATGTTCCACTACTAAATATATGTGCACCTGCTGTTGGTTTATCTCTTGGACCTAACTTTTCTACAGCACTTTTTTGTTTTGGACCTAGTTTTATTATATTACCGATCTCAACAACCATTACTTTTGTTATATCTGCCATGACTTACAATTCTAACCAGATACCGTCTGGGTTAAATGATATTACATATTTTTCTGCTTGTCCGCTTACGACGTTCAAATAATGTCCTACGATTCTAACTGCATTACCCGATGCTGATGGTGCAGTTTGAGACATAGTGCCTGCGGTGGTGGCTACATAAATTGGTGAACCAACACCGGCAGAGACTGATGTAAGCATGTTGATGTTAGTACCTATTATTCCTCTTATGAGTATATCAACTCCACCAGCTGCGCTAGCGGCATTGAGTGCTATTCCTAATATACTCGTTGATAATGAAGTGGTTGTTGCATTAGCTTTATACCACTTACCATTAGATCTCATAACGCAAATATTTCCAATGGTTAAATCTTCTCCTGCAATTTGTTGTGCTAATACATCTCCGGTGAAACCATATGTTGCAATTCTACCAGGATTAGGAGCTGAGGTTATACCTGTATGTATGTTATCTTCGTCTGCAAATGGTAAAGCAGAAGCTCCTCCGTCTACTGCAAGTATCGAGCTATCTGCAACAGCTCCGTTTCTTAATATAAGTCTATCATTCGCCATAAGTCTAGTTTATTTTTAAATTAAATGGAGCCAGTTGGTGTCCAAAATTCACTACTCAACTCTATTAAACAATCTGCATGACTACCACTCCATGTTAAAGACACGCTTTCATCTGCAATAAAGGTCGGTTCATTAGCTGTGTACCATTTCATTATGAATTGGGATTCGTCAACTGATTTTCTAACCGTTTCAGATGAGGTTTCCATTACTTGTGTAAAATCTACACTTCCAGTATCAGATGTGTTTGCAAATGCATATGTTCTATTTGTGTAATCCATTTTATATAAATATGTTGCTATTATTCAAATCTACCCCTTAAAGCGTTGTAGTTGTGTATTATTTCACTGTCTTCTAATCCTCTATTATATACTCTTACGTTTGCAATTTGACCATCCCACACATGACTTGGAGAAGAAGGATCACTATCTGCTCCTATTGCTATTACTTCATTATCGGCATCATCAAGTGATGAAAATCCAGAGGCAAATGCAACTTTTACACCATCTAAATAAAGTCCAACTCTACCGCCAGATATATTTGCTATTACATGATGCCAATTGCTGTCTTCTGAGTAAGATGAGTATGTAGCAGTTATCCATCCACCATCATATACCTGAATTATCAGATCTGATGAATTAGTCCATAGTATCCATGCACCTGCAACTCCTACTTGATCTTTTGAAACTATTCTTCTACTCGCACTATTTGTTGAATCTGATTTGAACCAAGCTTCAATAGCAAACCCGGTGAATCCGTCCATTTCATAATCACCACAATTAATAGATGTATCTGTTCCATCAAAATCCCATGAGGGTGTAGAGCTTACAAATGTGGGTGAGTTTATAAAAGTTCCTGTTTGGGATAAGTCAATTGTATTACGTGTTATAATAGCGTTGGGGATATAGCTTGCTCTATTAGCTGCATCATGATTAATCATCAGCCCATCTGCTATTACTCGTGTTGTTATAGAACCTCTCCGTGTACTCATTATATTGCCTTGATTATTGTTTTAACTTTAAATCCGCTATCTCCATAAACAACCAATCTTGCAGTACTTCCTGATATTATTGGTTTTATTATGAGAAGAGATGTGCTTCCTATATCTCTGGTAGATGTGTCTGTAAAGCTGATGTTTCCATTATTCCATACTGCCATTATGCTTCCAGCTCGTGAGTTAACATTTCCAACTTCTCTAGCAGTGTATTCAAAAAATGCTCCATCATATGAGCTTGTGCTTAAAGAGCATATCGATTCAGTGGTTGTAGATCCAATCGTGCTACTTATAGTGGCAGTAGTATATAATGATTGAGGTGTTTTACCTATAAACACATCACCACTAGCAGATGCTTGTAGCACTGGAAGTCCCGATACATCATTAGCTGAAAATAGTGTTCCGGATAGATCATTATCAACAGAAAATAAGGTGCCTGCACTTCCTTGTACTTCCAATACAGTACCACTACCTGTTACTATTAATGATCCATTTATTTGGGTATTGCTAGCTGTCAATTCAGTTATTACCCTGAGAGAGCCGCCTACCTGGACTGCATTACCGTTACTATTTTTTCCTACGGTAAGCAGATCACTATCATTATATCCTAATGCTACATACCCAATAGTTGCAGATTGGCGTTCGCCTCGAATATACGGAACATCATCATTTGGAGCAAATGTTCCATTATTAAAATACAGTGATGCACCGCTTGAATCTGATGAAAATGGTAATTCTAAAAACTTTGCTGAGACTTCACCACTTGCGCTAACATTACTTGATGCTGTTACGTCACCTTTTAAGGTGATAGGATTAGTTGACTTTCCTAGTTGGATAGGATAGGTGTTATCAAATCCAAATGTCATTGCACCAGATTGATCGTTTACTGCTATTCTTTGATT